TCCATCTCGCTTTGTGCTTCAGCTTTTAGGCTTTGTCCGTTCAAACTAGTTCCGCCTTGAGGACCTGCAATAGTAGCAAATTTTTCTCTTGCTTCACCTAGCATATACTTACAACTAGCAAGTGTATAATCTTTGATCCATTGCTGTGTAAGATAATCATTCATAAGTTGATCATCTGGACGATAGTTATAACAATACAATAGTAATGTTTCTTCTGCTCGTGGACGTTGTAATAGAGTAAGTTTTTTAGTTTGTGTATTCCATTTAAATTCGATAAATGAACCAAACATTCTTCCTACTAATTCTTGGTATTGACTAAACATATCATATGTAGCAAGTCCGCCCATATTAGAACTTGTTAGTAAGTATGCGTTTGTATATGCTAAGTTAAATGGTTCAAATATACTGCCGCCGTCTCCGCCACCACTTCGTGATCCTACACTTCTTCTAAATAGTTTTCTAACTTCAACTATTTCATTTGGAAGAGTATATTCGTTTTGATCAATGACCGTGGGCATAAAGAAATAAGATTCTTCAACTGAATTATCACTACGCTGTCTAAAGCGTGTAAGTGCTTTCTTTAACGCTGTTTCATAATGGATAGGATCGAGTTCAACATCGATCATGCCTCCGCCTAGCATTGCGTGTACGTAATCAAATATTTCTTGTTTTTGTATTGCCATAGTTTAAGTCTCCATTAGTATTTATCGTATTGACTTACTAACGATAAATATGTATATGCCAAGATTAAGTTTATACAAGCCACAACGCGGTAACGATTATGCATTTATAGACAAACAAGTCTATGAAATGTTCACTGTAGGTGGTACAGATATCAATATACACAAGTTCCTAGGTGCTGAAAATCCTAGTGAAGCAGATGCTACAGCTGATCAGCCACGGTATGACGCTGTAAAAGAAACAAACATACAAGACATGTTGTTCTTAGAAAACAGAGATCGCAAGTATGATCCAGACATTTATACAATGCGTGGCATTTATAATGTACAAGATATAGACTTTAACCTTAGTCAATTTGGATTGTTTTTAAGTAATGATACATTATTCTTAACAATACACATTAATAGTAGTGTTAAAACTCTTGGCAGAAAAGTAATAGCAGGTGATGTTATTGAATTGCCTCATTTAAAAGACGAATATGCACTAAATGATTATGCATTTGCTCTTAAACGTTTTTATGTTGTAGAAGATGTTAATCGAGCAGCAGAAGGATTTTCACAATCTTGGTATCCGCATTTATACAGATTAAAATTAAAACAAATAGTAGACTCACAAGAATTCAAAGAAATACTAGACTTACCTGCAGAAGAAGGTGCTACAGGTGGAGATACACTACGTAGTTTATTAAGTACATATGATAAAGAGATGCAAATTAACGATGCTGTAGTTGCACAAGCTGAAGCTGATGCACCAAAAGCAGGATATGATACTAGTCATTATTTTAGTTTACAATTAGATGAAAATGGTAATACAGAACTAGTAGACACAGATGGTGATGATATTCCTGATACGATGCGTTCAGCTACTAAGTCAGGATACAACGGATATTTACTAGGCGACGGAATACCGACCAATGGCGAATCTTTTGGACATGGTATTAGTTTTCCTACTAATACTACTGTAGGTGATTTTTTCCTACGCACTGATTTTTCTCCTAATAGACTGTTTAGATATGACGGCAGTCGTTGGGTCAAACAAGAAGATAATGTACGTATGACACTGACTGGTACAAACAATAGAACAAACCAAAAAGGTACATTTATAAACAATAGTACAACTAATACTATCGGCGGCGAAAACGTAGTAGAGCGTCAGAGCTTGAGTAAAGCACTTAGACCTAAGGCAGATGAATAATGAGATATAAAGACATTAAACTAGTTGAAAAAGAAGTTCCTAGTGACGACAAATTAAACAATTTACCTTATAAAGATGATGGGAAACCAGCACCGCCAGAGGCTGCTGTACTAGGTGGCACGCCGGTAGGCCGTATATGTTATGGATTAAAACGAAGTGCAAGACCTACTGTAAGTTGGCGAAACAAAAGTATGATGATAAAAAGTGCAGAAGAATTTATGACAATGTATCCTCAGCACGAAGCTGCAATAAGAGCATGTATGACAAAATACGGTCTAGGTGGTACATCAGATAAAAACGGCCTCAGCGATAAAGGTAAAAAAGGTGACGGCGATCAGGCTGGTAACAAAGGCGACGGTCCTGGTAGCGGCGATAAAGGCGATGGTACTGGTAGTAGTGATAAAGGCGATGGTACTGGTACTGGCGATAAAGACGGTAAAGGAAAAATTCCAGGATACACTCCACCTACTGGTGGGCAAGGCGGAGGCGATGATAAAGGCGATGGTGATAAGCCTGGTGACGGAACGGGTAATAAAAAACCTGGATCTGGGTCTTCAGACCTTGATAACGATGTTAAAGAATTTGAAAAAGCAATAGAAAACGGTGAATTTAAAAAAGCACAAGAAATGTTAGATAGTAATCCTGAGCTTAACAAAACTATTGATCAACAATCTAAAGATGATTTAGATAGCGTGTTAAATCCTCCTGAAGTATCTACAGACAGTCCAGAACAACCTGAGCAGCCTGATGTCTCAGATGACTCTGATGATTTTGATGATGAATTTCCAAATCAAGTAGTAGTTCCTAACTTACCTGATAAGCCTAACAAACCAGAACCAGATGAAACACCTGATGTTGATACAACTACACCAGAACCAGTAGTACCAGAACCAGAACCAGAACCAGTAGTACCTGAGCCTGAGCCAGAACCAGTAGTACCTGAGCCTGAGCCAGAACCAGTAGTACCTGAGCCTGAGCCAGAGCCAGAACCAGATGAAACACCAGATGATAACGGTGATGACGATGAAGAAAAACCAGGTAACGATTCAGACAATAGTCCTAATGTAATACCGTTACCGGATTTTAGTTAGAGAGATTTAATATGAAATATGCAGATATAAAAATAGTAGAACAAACAGCAAAGAAAATGTTTGATTATGATGATTCTGACTTGTTCAAACTTGTAATTAAAGTAGACTCACAAAAAGATCTTTTTTCTGTAGATAAAGTTCCTTATAGTCTTTTGCTAAAAGGTAAAGAAGCTGTATACAAAAAAATGCAAGACTACATTGAGCAATATGCTCCTGAGGTTCCTAAGCCTTTTAAAATATTATCTATAACAACAGTAGATAAAAACGGTGAACAAAGACCATTGGAAGATGTATTACCTTCGTTAGACGGCGAAGAAGAACTTGCAAAAGACGACTTTAAAGTTATTGGAACAGTTGATTTTTCTGCTTCAAGAATATTAGAATACAAACAATGGTTAGCTGATGATGCTCAAACCGAATTTAAAAGAGATCAGCGCACTAACTATTTTGACAAGGATAGATTAAAAGAATTAACCGTAAAGGATGACGGCGATATGGCTGGGGCTTTAATAGATCCAAAAACAGGAAAAGCAGTTGGAGCTATTGCAGGAACTCCTGCAGATATAAAAATAGATGCTTATGTGCAGGATAACCAAAATCAAGATACTATTGTTGGAATTGTTGAAATAGGTTCTGGAGGCGGTTCTGACTCTGAAGGCAAAGATGGTAAAGAAGGTGAAGATGGAGAAGAAGGCGAGCCATTAGCTGCTGGGGAAGTACAAGATCTCGTAGATGAATTTTACAAAGGTATGCATCCAAATTTATTTGGTCTAGGTGATTGGACAAGATCAGACTGGTGGGGTACTGATGAACACCTTGTACTTAGAGCATTGAAAAAAATAAGAAATAGAGAACAAATGCAACAAGTGTGGAACGCCTACAGGGAAAAACACGACGAAAATCTAAGTCAAGAAATAATGTCAGAATATTTCTTATCTGCTAAGAAACACAAAGGCATAGATAAAATTCATGTAGAACAATTAAATCGTGAATTTAAAAGACTGGGTCTTTATTTTCGAAATGAAAAAATGTTTCGAAGAATAGAAAAGTGGGGAAGATGGTAAGATATGCAACACTTTTATGACGGACAGATAAGACGCTATATAACACAAATGGTACGCCTTATGAGTAACTTTAGTTACAAAGACAGCAAAGGAAATCTTACACAGATACCGGTTATGTATGGCGACCTTACACGACAAGTTGCAAACATAATCCGTGACAATAGCGAAAACAAAATACCTAGTGCACCACGCATGAGTGTTTATATCACAGCTTTAGCTATGGATACAGCAAGACT